TGGACGCCTCGGTCCGTGAGCTCCACCAAGCTAGTGCAACTGTGACGCGCCACCCGATAGAAGCGGAACAAGGCTCCCAGAGCGACGTTAGCGATCATGTGAAGGTAGATCCGCTCTCGATCCAGATCCAAGGCGTGGTGACGAATCACCCGGCCGAATGGCTAAGTGCCTTTTTCGATTCGTCCGAATCTGCGGATGTTCAAGCCCACCTCGAGCTTTTGACCACACTTCTGACTGGAACGTTGATCACGGTCTCAACTACGCTTTTCGAGTACGAGAATATGATCCTGGAGCGATTCCAGGTGACGCGAGATGCCGAGAAAGGCAATGCGCTGTACTTGGACGCCACCGCGACTCAAGTATCTCTCGTGACTCTGGAAGAGACCGAGGCGCAAAGACCGGTAAACGAATCAACCAAGAGCTCCGGCAAGAAAAATGCAACGGAGGCGGATGCTACTACCGAAGCCGGATCTATTTCTGCTCTGGCGAAATTCGTGGGATTTTGATTATGGCAATTTATACAATCCCAATAGATACGACTTTCCTGAGCTTCGTGCAAGAAACGACTCTCGAGGGCGTAACTTATAGGTTACTCCTCCGCTGGAATGTGCGGGATTCGTATTGGTATCTTACAATCCGCACAATCGAGGATGTAGAGATTCTACCTAGCCGGCGCTTAGTACCCGGGAGCCGATTACTCCGATACGAGGCCGATTATACTACTCGGCCTCCAGGGGAATTGATCGTGTACGGCGGAACGCCGGATAGGGATTCTCTCGGGAAAAGTGTCAATCTCGTTTATTTGGATGAGGATTCTACCGAGGAGATCCTAGGGTGACGCTTTTCGGTCGTAGGTGCGTGGTCCAAGTCGATACTTTACGTATCGAAGGGCTGGACGTGCGCTTTACGATCGAGCTCGATGAGAAGCTCTACGGAAAAGCCGAGATCTCGATCTTCAATCTGAATCGAGACCACCGGAAAAAGCTCGAGGATGCGAAGGACGTAGACGTTGAGCTTTTGGCCGGATATCATAACAATACGCTAGAGCTCCTTTGCGCCGGCACAATGCGCGAGGTTTTTTCCCAGCGCGATCACCCGGATTGGATCACGACCATAAAAACCGGGGACGGGGACAAAGCTTCGTCCGCTCGCTTGAATCGGAGCTATTCCGCAGGGACTCAGAAATCGACCCTTTGGAAAGATCTAGTAGATGCGATCAAAGCTACCGGGATCGGTGCCGGTAATGCGATCGAGGCTTTTGAGAATGGCGAATATGCGAACGGGATCAAAGAGCTTTTGCACTGAGGCGCAGTCCAAGGTTCGGCCATGGGTCAATTACGAGAGATGGCGAAAAGCGCGAATCTTGATCTCTCGATCCAAGAGGGTGAATTACTCTTGACACAAGTCGGGCAACCGTTATCGACCACGGCCGTAGTGCTCAGTCCGACGTCAGGATTGATTGGGAGCCCTCAAGCGGGCACGAAAGGCGAGGTAAAAGCTAGAGCTTTGCTACTCCCTGGACTCAAACCAAAACGTCAGGTAGAGATTAAATCTGAACTAGTATCAGGCATGTACGTGATCACGAAAGCGAAATACACAGGTGACACGTCAGGGAATGACTGGTACGCTGATATAATCTGCAAGGGGTTGTAATGACACCACCGCGACAAGCCGAGCTCTGGCGCTTGATTCTTAATTCGAGATTGCTCGACGTGCACACAGCTATGCCGGGCAAGGTCGTAAGTTTTGACGCATCGGCACAAACGATCGTGGTCCAGCCTTTGATCAAAAATGTTGTGAAAGCCCCGGACGGTACGGAAACTATTGAGAGTTATCCTGAGATCCGCTCGGTACCTGTGCTCTATCCTCGAGCCGGAGGATTCATCATCGCTTGGCCTTTGGCGGCGGATGATGCCGTAACGATCCTTTTTAACGAGTGGTCAATAGACCAATACCTCGAAAAAGGCACGGAAGATCATCCGGTTGACCTGGATCGGCATAAATTCTCAGGCGCGGTAGCGTTACCGATGGGACCTTACAAAGCCTCGAATACTATCTCCGAGACAATCGATGCGCTCATGATCGGGGAGGACGGTGGGGCGATTATACGTATCGCGGATGATGGCACTATTCGAATAGCGAGTACCGCGGCCGCGGTTCAGGCCGTTGCTCTGGCGGATGATGTAGAGGCGCAACTCCAAGTAATCGTTGATGCTATCACGAACGGTGTACCGACCCCGAACGACGGAGGAGCCGGGCTTCAAGCAACGATCGTTGCTGCTTTAACCGATCCGGTCGGTGCGGTAGGATCCACCAAAGTCGAGGTAGAGGAATGAGCACTCTCAAGCTCGATACGACCGGAGATCTTGCGATCGAGAGCAATGAGCTTGTGATCCTCTCGGATTTGGTGGCAGAAACCGCGCAACGTCTCACGATCAAATTCAAGTTTTTTCTCGGAGAGTGGCTCTTGGACGATCGCGTAGGGTTGCCTCTCTATGAAAAAGTACTGGTCAAAAATCCGAATTTAAGCGAAATCCGGAGAATTTACCGTTCGGTTATATTGAACGATCCGGCCGTGGATACGCTCGAGAATTTCGATCTCGAGCTCAATACTAGCACACGGACGCTTTCCCTTGATTTCCAGGCCGTTTTGAACGATGGTTCGAATCTCGTATTCGAGGATTTCATTCTCGCGGAGTATCAATAATGCCCTACGGTATCACAGCGGATGGATTTGTAGATAAGCCGATCGAGACTATCCTCGAGGAAATCGAGACCGCGCAAAAGGCAGAATTCGGGGATGAATTCGATGTGAGCGCTCAGAGCCCCGCGGGACAGTTGAACGGGATTTTTGCCACCCATATCCGCGAAGCTTGGGAGGTCATGCAAGCCATTTACACGGCTTGGGACCCGGATGCTAATACCGGAGAAGCGCAAACCCAGATAGCGGCCTTGTCGGGCACCGTACGTGCTGCAGCGACTAAAAGCACAGTCACGGCTACGGTCAATTTAGACGCGGGCGTAACTCTAGCGGCTGGGGCTATTGCGTCGGTCACAGGCGCCCCTACGTCCCGTTTCGTGACCACTGCGGATGCGACGAACGGCGGAGGTGCCCCCGCGAACGTGGACGTTGCTATGGAGGCTGAAACGGCTGGGATAGTAGTGGCCAGTGCGGGGACCTTGACCGTAATCGAGACCCCTCAAACAGGTTGGAATTCGGTAACGAATGCAGCGGATGCGACGCTAGGGACCGAGGTAGAGAGCGACGAAGATTTACGAACCCGGCGAGAGACTGAGCTTCGGAGAGCCGGCGCGGCCGCGGTAGATGCGATCGCGGCGGATATCTCGGCCGTGGATGATGTCACAAACGTGACCGTATTCGAGAATACCACCGACGTTACGGATGGGGACGGTGTACCACCTCATGCTATAGAGGCGGTAGTTCTCGGCGGTGCTGCGAATGATATCGCTCAGGCGATCTGGGATTCCGTCGCGGGCGGGATCGAGCGCCATGGCGGGACCTCGGGAACGGCCGTAGACGATGACGGAAACAACCAAACGGTAGAATTCACCCGCCCGACCGAGAAACGCATCCACGTGATTGTAGAAGGTACGAAGGACGCGGACTATCCCGCGGACGGGGATACTCAAATCAAAAACGCTATCGTAGCTTGGGGAGATGCGCTCGGGACCGGAACGGATGTTATACAGTCGCTCATGTACGCATTGGTTACCGGGATCAGCGGGGTGACCGATGTCACTAAGCTCTGGATCTCGATCGATCCTGTACATCCTCCCGTAGCTGGGGTTAATCTCACGATAGGGGCTAGAGAGCTCTCGACCTGGGACACAACCGACATTGACGTGACGATGACATGACATTAACTCAGAAAACAGATCATATCACGGAGGGGCAAGGTCAGCTCATTACCCAATTCCGTGACAAGACCAATCTAGAGACGATCCTCGGGAGCTACCTCGAACAGATCCAAGATATCGAGGATGTACTTTGGGATATGCTAGCTATTGTTACCGATATTGATAGTCAAGTCGGGGAACAGCTAGATTTAATCGGCCGTATCGTAGGACAAGATCGAGAGGGCAAAACAGACGCGGTCTATCTTCAATGGATCAAGGCTCGGATGATCATCAATCGAGCGAGTGGATTACCGGATGAGTTCTTTTCGGTACTCACCGAGGTTGCACCGGATAATGAACGCGAATACGAGGAATTCTACCCGGCCTCGTTCGTGATTCGTTTGTTAGATGCGTACACAGGCGACGGCGCCGCGGTTGCGGCAATATTAGAAGAGACCCGCGCGGCGGGCGTAGGCGCAAATCTGGAATACTCGACATTGGATGACGATGAGACTTTTCAATTCGCGAGCGCGGACGTAGAAGAACTCGATCTCGACGCCGGGTTTGCAGAGACCCGGGTAATACTTTCCTCCGGCGAACCAGACGGAACCGATGCTTACATGATTTATGCATCAGATTCCGAAGCTTTTGCGGAGCTCTCTAATCCAAAAAATTTCACGGCGCGGTTCAATCTTTTTGTAGATTGGCTGTCCATGTGGGTTAACGTCGGTTTTGCGGATGGGGTTGATGCATATTTGATCACATCTACGGATAACGGCGAAAGCTGGACCGAGCAATCGAATCCTAAAAATTTCAATTTAAGATCGGCGACCGATAACGGCTCGAATCTCATCGTAGCGGTCGGCGATCCTGACGGGGTTGATGCCTATATTTTATCCTCCCCTGATGGAGTGAATTGGACCGAGCGCGCAAACCCGAAAAATTTTACGCTCTATAGCGTCGTGCATGATCAATCCGGGATCTATATCGCGGTGGGCGGTGCGGACGGTACCGATGCCTACTTGATCAAGTCTACAAATGGTACGGCATGGACCGAAAAATCGAATCCAAAAAACTTCCCTTTATACGTAGTAGCGCACTATAACGGAACATGGCTTGCCGGAGGTGCGGCGGACGGCACCGATGCTTATTTGATCCGTTCGACGGATGGCGGGGAAAACTGGTCCGAGATCGCAAATCCGAAAAATTTCAATATTTCGTACATAGTCCATTTTGGGTACGGCACATATGATCGCTGGATAGCGGTAGGCGGCGCGGACGGTACTGATGCCTATATTCTCACATCAGATGATGACGGATTGACTTGGACCGAACGTGCGAATCCGAAAAACTTTCAACTCTACACAGTAGTGATTGCGGATGATACTCTATACGCATGTGGCGAAGCGGACGGTTCTGATGCGTACTTGATCAAATCAACGGACGGTGGAGTTACTTGGATCGAAGTCACTAATCCTAAAAATTTCGATCTGTACAGCATTGCAGTGGATGAGACGACTTATGCGCCTGAGGATGCCGGGGGTATCTGGGCTGCCGTAGAGGAGATGTAACATGGCCGAACAACCGACCAAGCTTCCGCAATGGGCCACGAATGCTAGCACGACGGTAGAGCCTAGCGCCGGGGAAAAAGGAACCGGATGGCAAGCCGGGTATAAACCCCCCGCCCGGAAAATGAACTGGCTCTTGAATAACATCTATACCTGGACTCAATACCTTCAGACACCTGTAGGGACCGGCGCGGGCGCGGGAATCAGCGCTACTGGCGGGGCTACGGATGGAGCCGGGTTGCTCGGTATTGGAGGAGGTACGAACGGGGACGGGGTTCAGGGTGTCGGGGGAGGTACAGGAAGCGGCGTCAAAGCGATTCATAGCTCGGCTGCTACAAATACTGTAGGTCTTGGCGGAGAGATCAAAGGACTTACATCCGGCAACATGGCGTCCGGTTTCGGTGTTTCGCTCAAATTCATTCTAGAGGACGATACTAGCGGAGAGCTCGAGTTCGCTTCTATTAAAGCGATCCGCGCCGGAACGGACGGTACCGAAAATCTATTTATCGATACCGGTGCCGGAGGTCAAGGTATTTTCATCGATCACCAAGGATATGTAGGCATAGGAACCTACTCTGTAGGGGATACTTTAAACGCCGAGCTCGAGGTGAGAGGAAACGCATATCCACAAGCCGGCAACTCGTACGATTTAGGAGACGCCACGAATACTTGGCGCCGGATCTATTTTGCGGATTTCCTGGACATGGGCGGAGGTTATTTCCTCGGAGAAGAACGCGCGGATGTAGCGGCCCCCGCGGCGAATCACGGGGTGATCTATTTCCGGGATACCGGGGGCAAAACGGAGCTTGTGGCGCGTTTTCCTACTGACGCAATCCAGCAAATTGCGATAGAACCATAGTAAGAGGTGCCTATGATTAAGTTATCTCCCGTTCAGTTGCTAGAGTTCCGTCTCTACAAGCAAAGGATGCGTGAATCTGAATTGATGCATCGCGTAATAGAGTTAGAAGAGGTGCTTTGGGCTAAGACCGTAGGAGAGAAACTCGGTATCGATCTACTCAAATCTCAGATCGATATCCAAACAGGAGAGATCAATGAACCCGAGAATGATCCTAGTAAGCAGTCTGTTAAGTCTAGCGAATTGCCAAAACCCTGAGATCCAGATCCCCGGGCTAGAAATTCAGGAACCGATCCGCGCGGTCGCTCATCTCCGCCCGGTTCTTTTCGGGATCGTCCACCAAGGTGAGCTCGTGGGCGATTCATTCAATATTCGAGAACTGCATAATTTCGGAGGCGGGCAGATTCGTCTCGTGCTCAAAAAACCGATCCCTGATTTTTCGGGCATTTTCGTGCAAGCGGACGGGAATCGACGTCTATTCTCGAACGTGAAAATGTGGAACAACTTGAATCTGGACGTGAATGTTTGGCGCTGGGATTGCGTCGGTCATTGTGTACCAACCCCGATAGGTACCCCCTCTTTCGCTATTCACGGACTGGCGCTAGAATAGACACAGAATCGTTTCTAGAGTATCCTGACGCCTGGAGGCTCTCAATGCTCAAAATCGCTCTACTCTCGGCGCTATGCGCTATGCCCTTAAAGCCTATCGATATCGCGTCCGGGGTCGAGGACGAGGATCTCGCGGATACTCCTGAGACCGATGTGATCAATATGAACGCTGGGCAGCCGACGAATCAGTTGTCTCTGACGCTCTCGGTCACTGCAGGGACTTCAACCCGAGTGCAAGTAGTCTGTTACGAATCGAATGAAAGCGCTAGCGATTTCGGGCCTGTACCTCTCTGTGATAGCGCGACCCCCGCGGCCTGTAAACCCGACCTCCGCGAGTTTACGCTCTCGGACTATACCGCGGTGTCCGGGGTAATCCATATTGCCTCTAGGTGGCCGATTGTTAAACAATTTGCGCAATGTACCGCGGATGATCCCGACGATGGTACTGGCACCGTAACGATTACGGGAGCGAGGAGCTGGCAATGATTAGGGCTCTATTGGCTCTGGCGTTGATTTCTGCCCCTATCGACGATCGCCCGCGAGGTGGAGGAAGCGCGGTAGGTTTCGACGGGACGTTTTCGACCGACGCCGATCTAGACGGGTATAAGCTCTACGTAGACCGTGATGGAGATCCGAATACG